AGAGAAGAAGCTGGTCCAGCCGATAACAAATTTAAATATTAAGTATCAGAACTTGAATTGTGCTGATGATGGAGTTATAAATGATAAGGGTGCAGCAGATTATAGAGTTAAGGGGCGTTTATTTTTCCTTGTGAATGATAGTGTTCTGCATAGGATATTTCAGTTTAGAAAAGTAGAGAGAACCTATTATCCAGATTGTTCTACAGTAGGGGGTAAGCCTGCTAGAAATAAGAGTGCCCATAACGATATTGGTAGTACATGGGCGCATGGAGGGGCTTACATGAAATATTTGACGTTACTGGGAGACACCATGGATGTTTATGAAGAGGTAGAGCTTCCAGGAAATTCCCCAGAAAATGTGTGCAAGACGTATAGATGGAAGTCAAGGGGTTCATCGTCAGTCATAGAAGGAGATATCAGTGGCCTGGATACAAGTATAACAGCCATGCAGTTGGTTATATACATGATGTTTGCGTCATTTTGGATTATAAAAGATGAGTCAGACCATTATTATCGGATATTCCAGTACTTGCTGGAGGCTTGTTCAGAGCAACTGGCAGGGAAAGTGGTAAGGTGGCTGGTGGATTATATGCTTTTGCTAGGTTGTATGCCCAGTGGGAGTTTGGAAACCAGTCATGGAAACACTTGGATTGTTATCAATTTTTATTGGTTTGGTTATATCTTTAATGAAATGGCGATATGTGGCTATGATACTAGAAAGAAAATTTGGCATAGTTTGCTTAATCGAACTTTGGCGATATTGGTGTTTGGAGACGACTTTATAGCAGTAATTCCGGATGAGTTGGAAGATATTATCACAATTGAGCGGTTTGCAGAATATTTGGATAGGTATTTTGGTGTGAAGATGAAAAATCTGGTTTCTCATCGGTCTTTATTGACGTATTTAAGAGTGGAAAATGGTAATGTGTTAAGCTACGTTTACAAAGGTCCTTCCTATTTGAAGCGACGTTTTATATTGGCAGCGAATTTTAATTTGGGTCAGATTTGTGAGAAAATTGCTCCAGTGGTTTCATGGCGCCCTCAAGTTCAGTATTCTTGGAGGGTGGCGGTTCCTAAGGATCGTCCAGCCCCCATTTATATGAATTTGACAAGATTGATTGGTTTGGCGTATGATACTTTAGGAATAGATCCTATGGCTTATTATATGATAAAGTATCTTTACAATAGGACGTATGCTATTTCTGTGAGGGCGTTTGGGAAGGAGTTTATAGATGAGAATATTCCTGTGTGGTTTGAGAATGATCAGAAGTACATGAAGAAGATAGGATTTTCTGCTCCTCATAATAGTTTTCCTCTAAGAGAGTATTTGTTGTCTTTAAACATATTTAATAGAGATTATCATCGTCCTAAATATCCGAAGGTAAGAACGTGGCAGGAAGCGATGTTGGATACAGAGTTATTCTAAAAAAAAAAAAACACGCG